GACAGCGAGAGAGAAGAAAGTCTTTCCAGTAGAAGACTCTCCAGCAATAGCAGTAATCTTATTCCCAGATACACCACCAAATATGCTACCTGAAACCAGTGCATTAAAAATGTACGAACCTGTATCGACAAATGTCTCAGTCTCGTCAATATCTGCTGCGAGTTGGGTGTACTCATCACCAATTTCTTTTACAATTTCTTTCAGAAAGTCCATTAGGCAACCATCCCGTATTGTTCACGAAGAATTTTTTTATAAGGCAGGTCCTGCTCTCGCAGTTCCTTTACAAGTTTAAGTTTTTGATACAAAGCAGTATTCCCACCAAGAGCCATTGCTTTCACAATGGTATTAAGTTCGTTATCGTTAATAGGCAGATCCATCAGATAAAAAATGACTCCAAGGTAATTGTTTTTTTGTGTGACCACCCAATAGACTCTAGGATGATCTTTAGAGGTTCCAAAAATGATTTGTCAAACTGCAAATCATAATCAATGTAATCATTCAGTCCTAACTCTACAGGAAACTCCGAAATGAAGGAGATGACGTTCTCCCCGATGGGATTGGGTTTCTTGAGATAACAGAACTTGATCTTTTCCCCGTTCTGTATGACGGGATATTTATGGTCAATCTTTCGTTCTTTAATGTAGTGGTTATAGAGCACAGATCCTCTAGAGTGAATCGGCGTACCTTTAGCGTAGATAGTTTCTCTTGATTTGTACTTGTCTACGTTGCTAACACTACGGGGAAACGAAATTTCTTCTGGACCAAGTTTTTTAAAGTCCTTCCGCCATTGATCGATGAAGGCAATAATGTCATCCTCAGTTTGGGTGAGAATGATTTTGATACCTTCCTTAATTTTAGCACGACAAACTGCTGGTGTCGAGGACTTGACTGCCTCAATACCCATCATCTTTAGTTTGGGCGTTTTATAAGCAACACCCTCACTGTTCCAAACATTAAGGATGTATCGCTTCTTGCCAGTCCAAATGCCACGGTCAGCAATGTTTTCACGCTTCATGAACATCTTCTGTTCATAGGCGTTTAGGTATGATGCCAATTCTTCGTAGCAACGATCAATATATTTTTCAAGTTCCACTTGACACACCTTGTCAAGGAAACTAATGATGCTCTCATTAGTTTTCTCTCGCTTTTCGTATACACGGTCAACCAAAGGACCCATGTTAAGATAAACAGAGTCAGTGTCAACAGCAATAACATAATCATCATCAGTCTTGAGCAACTTATTTAGATACTCGTTGATTTTGTTTTCAATCCAACGGATCGAAACTTGACCAGACAAAGTGATTGCTTCGGCGTTTGCCAACTTGTAGTATCTAAAATACTGATTACCAATAGCGCCATAAGCAGAGTTTAGTTGAATCTTTCTCGCCATCTGCATGTTATTGCACCGAGAAATCTCCTTCTTCAGATCCTCCGATGGTTTGTCTTCATACTTCTGCTTTGCCTCAAGCATCTTATTTTTGTAGATCACACGATCACTGTAGATTTTGTCCATGAGTTCTGGCAAAAATCCACGCTTATTTTTACTGTACATTGCACCGTTGGCACACACAGCAAACTCAGAATCTATCTCAAGTTCTTTTTTAAGGATTCGATCAACACTCGCGTTTGGGTATCTGTTTTCCTGTAGTGTCTCTGGTGAGATATTGTACTGCATAATGAGGTGAGGATAGAGACTGTTAAGGTCAAAATTAACAACCCAATCATACTTTCCAGGAATCGGTTCCTTGACGTATGCTCCCGCATATTTTTCATCTTTAGTAGAGGTAACCTTAGGAGGAATAACGATGTTTCTCTTTTTCAGATAGTTATAAATGATAGTATCCCACATGCGAACTTGAGAAAATACATCCCCAAAGTTCACCTTGGCATCATATGCAAGCGTGATTGCAAGTTCGATGAGTTTCATCTTGTCTTCCAGACGGTCAACAATCTCAACGTCAACGATGTTGTAATCTACAAACTTCTCCCAACCATTGCGGTAAAAGTCTTTAAAGGTATCAAACTCAGAGTGATCTAGTTTTCTTTGATCAAGTTCCACAAAAGCGATGTGGTCTAGACGATAACTCTCTTGGTTAGTATAGGTGAATTTTTTATACAGGTCAAGATAGTCAAGAGACGTTACACCACCGATGTCATAAGTAATGTGCTCGCGCCCCATGATAGTGACTTTATCTTCGGTCACTAGTCCCCATGGAGATATGCGCTTCATCAACTTCTCACCCAGAACCCTCTCTAGGCGACGAACAACATAAGGAATATCGTACAGGTTGCTATTCCAACCAGTAATAACTTCGGGAGTATTCTCTTCAATCATCCACCAGTTGATGAAATCATTCAGGAGATCATACTCGTTGTTAAATTCCTTATAGAAGTGGTTCTCTTTTTTAATCTTATATGGACCCTTGCCCCAAGTGATGATCTCCTTGGTGGTGTAATCCTGTAGCGTAATCAACAGAATCTCTTCTGCTGCAGAATGCACATCAGGAAATCCATACTCGGATTCTACCTCAATGTCAATCGTAACCAGTTTGATTTTGTTGATGTCAAACTTAATCTCATCTTCGGTGTAATTGTCCGAGATATACTGGTAGATGAACTTTTCATTCCCATAGATGGGAAAGTTCTCAACCTCTGCATACTGCTGCATGAAGTTTCTACAGTCCTTTACCCCACCAGGTTTGATGGGTTCAACGTAGTTACCTTCCAGAGTCTTGTAGTATGTCTCTTTTTTGGACGGTACAAAAAGAGTTGGTTGGTATTTTTCTCGCACCATGAAGTGACGACCATCGTCGTAACCACGAACAAGAAACTGATTACCAACCATTTGAACGTTGGTGTAAAACTTCATTCAGCAGTCAGTTCTTGGAATTTCTGGATCAGTTCTTTGGTCGGTTCGACAATAGTCAAAATGCTGTCGGAGTGAATTACTGCGGTTCTCTGACTAGTAAATTCAGGCCACGGTTGCAGTACATTCCACTTGCCGTCTACGTTCTGCGTCAAGGTAAACGGATTCGTTAGTTTGCAATCAGGTTCACCAAGTTCAGAACCAATATCTTCAATACTGGCAACCAAAACGATTCCCAACTTCAACATCAAAATTTTGATCATAACAAGGATAGGTTCTTGTCCTTTAAGTGTACCACATACTGCCTGAGTTTGTCAATATACCCGCCTGCTCGCAGTCTCTTAAATACAAGGTTTTCGATGCCGTATTCTCCGCCCCTTTGGAGACCAGACTCACGGTAACGACCCAGTTTTTTAATTAATTCTTTAATTACATTCTCATCGTTAGTGGTCTGCAAGACATTTTCAATACGATGGATGTAATCCTTTACCTTCTTATCTACTGCTTCAGAATCAATCTCACCCGTTGGAGTGGTTGGTTCTTGAATCCATTGATTTTTCATCACAGAATATACACCCTGATATTTCTTTCTAGGAGTACCAGGAGTTTCAATATAAGGTTCTACGGGTGTTCCGTAAATTGTAATATTATGAGTTAAAGTCCAGAGGTGTTTTTTATCTTTAAAATAATCGGAAATTATACTTTCATCGCAATCTGGTATTCTATCAGTATCTACAACAATGTGCAGATCAAGATCTGAATTATTGGTATAGTTATATCCTGCGTTGCCGCCTACTAAAATTACGTCTACTACCGCCTCTGGACTTATCTCAGTGAAGTCAATGAAGGCATCAGCAATTCTTAGAAGTTGAAGTCTCACAATAGACTTCAATTTTTTCTCATGCCAAAATGTCTCATTTAGATCAGGTTGATAAAAATGAGATACCGATTGCTCTAAGAATTTTTGAAGATTCTTCATGTGCTTCATACAGAAAAAGGAGAGAGTATATACTCACTCCTTCTATATTTATGCAATTTCGTATACTTTACGCATTTGATGTTCTGGTATAACTCGATTTAGTTCAATTGTAAGCATTCCATTCTCAAATGAAACTGCTCCAACAACCACATCATCAGATAGTGTCCAACTGCGACTGAAAGCACGTTTTGCTACACCACGATGTACATACTCTACTTCGCTTTCTTCTACTTTCTTGGATTCTATATGAAGTTTGTTCCATTCCGTAGAAACTTCAATGTCTTCCTTACCATAACCTGCTAGAGCAATCTCTAGTCTAAACTTGGTTGCAGTTTCTTTAACAAGGTTGAAGGGAGGATAATTTGTTTGAGATTCGTGTGCTGTCTCAAACCTTCTAAACCATTCATCCATTCCAATACTATTTCTCTGAATGTCTCTCAGATAGCGTTTGGTTTCGGGCACACTGAGTGTGAAAACATTTGCGTCGGTAAACATAGTGACCTCTAAAGCGTCTGTTAATTTTGGACCCTTACGGCATCCACTACTAATTATAATAGAACGCATTAAAAAGGGGGTGTGGATCCCCCTACATAATCATTCGGTTTGTACTACTTTCTTCTTTCCGATGTTATATTTGCTTTCTAGAATCCAATCATTCTTGTCCTTGTAAGACAAAACTTTAATTTGATTCAGAGGTGCAATATCAGAAATAGAACTTGCGTCCTGAAGTTGAATAAGTCCCCAATCAGCAATTAGTTGTGTAATTCTATTTCTACGCTGAACATCATTGACAGTAAGATTTACTTTCTTACCATCTAGAGCAAATAGTTCTTTAAAATGTACGATATAGTATCTACCCTGCTTATGCAGGATATGGCAGGATTGGTATAGTTTCTTTTCTTTGCGAGAAGCGACTCCAATGCGAGTCAGAGTTTCTCTCACTTTAAGGAAGTCATCTGGTTCACTCAGAATGACTTCAACCATCATATCCTGACTCCAATTAATCTCAGGTTCATTCACGACGCTCATGTTTTGCCTCCACGGTCAAGTCTTGATCTAATAAATGCAATTTGCTCAGAATTCAAAATGCTCAAGACCTCTCGTGCTTTTTCATTACTATAACCATAGTAAGACTTTACAACGTCAAGATCTTCAAGTTTTTCTTTTTTGAGCCAGGGATTAAAACGTTTCCGTTTTCTCAAAGTATTTAGCAAAAAATAATACTGTAAATCAGAATCAAGATTGGGATTCAGATTCATCTCATTAGCAAACATAATTGCATCAAGATCGCCAGACAAACAGCGGTTGACAATGTATGCAGGGTATTCTTTAGCAGAGGCACCCTCTTCAAACAGATCATTTTTTTGATGGTTGATGCTGTTCAACCAGTCTTTTAGTTGGTACGTCATTCCAGTGCCTAATCACTCCACTAATAATAAAAAGGTTGGTAGCCAAGTAAGAAACAAAAATAAGGGTGCGTATGCCAGCAACAGTATCTGCTTCTCTGTCATTTCGTCCATCTTTCTGCCCCAGTGCTTTTGCCCAGATTCTCCACATTATCTAATGATCTCCAAATCAACACCAGGTGACCAGATTTCAAGTTCAGACCTCAGTCTTCCTTCAGTCTTCAACTTGTCATACCTCTTAGTTGCTTTCTTGACCCACCACTCAATCGCTTGATCAGCAGTGTGACGAAAATCTCCAAGATAGTATCGTTTCTTTTCTGTAAGTGATTTAGCATGGTCAATACAATCATTGAACTGCTTAAGTTTGTCACTATCAGTCAAAGAGTTCCTAATGATGGAGATCATCTTGGTTTGAATCTTTAACTTCTTTGATGACTTGTCTGCAGCAATCAATCGTTCACCTTGATTGGCATTATCATTAAACCACCAGAAAAGGTCTCTAAAGTACTCGTCGTGGAACAAAGGTAGAAAGTTACTCTCAGTGTCTCCAATGTGCCTTAGAAGCGGTTTTAGACCGTCGTACATGGACACTCCTTTAGTAGTTCCATATAGTGATGTAGTTTCAAAGTACTTGAGATCTGTTCCATACTTCTCATCAAACTGATGCTTCAGTTCTTGAGAGCAGGCAAGAAGAGCAAGAAGTTTACCGCCCAGATAGTTGTAACCAAAAGGTTGAACTGGAACAATGTTGAAACCCATCACAAACTCTTTGTTGATTTGCGATAGAGGTAAGATTTTCCCAAAGTAATCATTCCTAGGTTTAGAATTGATTGTTGGAGATCCAAACCTGACTACACCTAGGATAGTCTTTGTGGTTTCTTCTTCTACGATCCACTTAAGAGTGCGACCAGGAATCGCCTCTTCAACTGCATTTGATGCTGTGAGATTAAGAGTATCAGAATATAGATTCTGATTGTACCTGGATGTAGTCTTAGGATTAGTATCAACTGTATGAATACGAATCTTAAAGTCTTCAGGTCTCATGGAGAAGTTACTAAACATCTCCGTCTCTGCACCAAACAAAACACCAGGACGTTTTGAGACACGACTCTTCTTCACATGACGAAGATAATCATCAATCCGATTGAATCCAGAGTAATAGTCAATGAATTTATCTGCTGCCAAGACAGCATTATCAGGTGTCAGTTTGGTTTCTTTCATTGTATAGTTTCAGGACTTCTTCACGAACGATGTTTTGAATGACTTCAATGGGTTGGAAGTCATGAGTCGGATGAGAAACTAACTTGTCAGTAATAAAAGTCAGATGATCCATAGAGAACTTTGCAAAGATACCAGATTTGTTTTCAGTAAAAATCTCAGTTCTATGCTTCTCCATGGTCTCCTTGGAGATGTATGCACACCTAAAGCGATCCACATTCTTGTCGATCAAAATCAAATGATCGCAATGAATGTCAAAATCATCACAGGTTTTTTCTGCAGAGTGGAATGAAGTGTATCCCATTTTTTTGGTCTTTTTCCCACGGTTTGTTTTGGGGAATAGATCGAACTGAGACTTAATTTCCAGTCCTTCATTATTGGAATTGATTCTTAGATCAACACCAACTTCTTCGTTGCCAACATAACGAAACTGCCCACCAGATGCTTCGGAAATGCCAACCTCAAACAGAAGAGAGGCAAATGCTCTTTCCATGGGTTTGCCACTATCCTTATACCAGTGAACAGTGTTTGCGACCAGTTGCCAATCAACTTTGTCGTTATCAAAAGGAAGATTCATAATCAAAAAATGTAAATGCTGCGCTGTATCTCAAAAAGTTGCACAGTCTGTTTGGAGGATCACCTTTATGTTCAAGATCTGCTTTGAATAGTATACCACTATTCGGAAATGGTGTAAACCCAATGTAATCTCCTTCATCAATTTGAATGCGAAGATCACCACCCCATTCAGCATTCCATGTAGGATTAAAGAAGACCATAAAGGTCCAATCTTTGTCGGTGCCATCTTTATGAAAAGAAGACTCCATGCCATATGCCTGGATGTTGGTGTTTATCCTTCCCAATCTCAATTTTGTTTTGAGCGTATGCTCTGCTATCAGTTTTAGCGATGCTCCAATGTCAATCAAAGAATTAGACCAACCTAGAGTATCGCCTCTGACTTTTTCAATACCAAACCAGTATGGATGGCGGTCATACTCTGTGATACGTTGTCGTTCCTGTTTTACCATCCAACTATTGTTGGAAAGAGAAAACTCATCATATCCCTGCAAAAATAACTTTGGCGGAAGTACTGATGGAAACTGATAAACGTAGTTAGATACTTGTTGATATCTCATTTGAATTGACAGTCAACCATAATCTCAGTTAGTGCGGCAAGGAGATTGATCTCTTGATCAGCGACAAACGCAGATTGATATTGATACTTTGCAATGATCAATACCGCCGCAGGAATTGTGGAGGGAACTAAACTCTGGTGCAGGTTGTCATAGATTTTTCTAAGTAGTTGGTTAGGATCATTGTCTAGGTTAGAAACAATCCACTTACGAACCTCAGTAAAATTCTTTTGCTTCAGGTTCTTAACCAACTCATTGACCTGAACTTCACCAAAAGTTGACAGAATACCAGTATCAATACTACCACTTACAGAGTAGCGTTGGCATTCATTAAGAACACGACGCCAATCTGGGAAGTGATTCTTGATTAGTTCTACCAGTACTTTTGGATCAGATTCAATACCTTCTGCAACCAGGATCTCTTTGAGTCTCCTAAAGAATTTGGCGGCAAGGTCTTGTTTTTCTTCTCCCGTGAAGGCAAAATCGACGACACTACACCTGGAGTGGAGTGGTTGAATGATTTTGTTTTTGTAATTACACGTGAAGATAAATCGGCAGTTTTTATAAAATGCCTCAATATTTGCCCGTAGGAGGAGTTGTACGTCGTGGGTCGTGTTGTCAGCCTCATCAATAATGATGACTTTGTGCTTTGAACCCAGTCCTTGAAGTGAGACGGTCGAAGCAAAGTTCTTTGCTTGGTTCCTAACCGTATCAAGAAATCGTCCTTCATCTGATCCATTGATCACATAAACGTCAACCCCCAGTTCGCTACAAAGTGCTTTTGCAACGGTAGTTTTGCCAATGCCAGGGGGTCCAGACAAAAGCATATTAGGAATCTCTCCCTTAACCAAAAACTCTTGAAAAGTTTTCTTGATTCGTTCTGGGAGAATACATTCTTCAATAGTTTTGGGGCGATATTTTTCGACCCAAATAAAATCATCACGAGAAGACATAAGTCAGTTCAGTTTTTTGAGAGTAAATGATCCATCATTATTGTCAATCCACTCTACATCATCTCCTGGTTCTAGACCAGATTCTTGTAGTAGATCTTCAGGAAATGTGAGGAACAACTCCCCATTTTCATCTTCTTCAACAGGAATAGTCCAAGTCATTCTAAGGGTCTCACAAACTCATTTGAAACAATGTCATTGGCATCAAACATCTCATACATGTAAGTAACACCAGCACGAGGCACTGTATGCTCACCACAGGTAAAGACATCACACACTGCCATACCATTCTCTGGCCAGGTATGAATACTGATATGACTCTCGGCAAGGAGAGCGATAGCAGTCACACCTTGAGGATCAAACTTGTGTGATGAGACATCCAACAATGTACTTTTGCAGAGATGTGCCGCATGAACAAGTACATTGCGGATGTGTGACTCATCATCTAGAAGTTTTTCAGAGCAACCTTTTAGAGTAAAAAGAATGTGTCTCATCCGAATGTGGAATCAGGTTCCAAAGCGATATAGTAGTTAATAGAATCGTTGAAAAACTGAGAAAGAAGTTTCTCAGAAATCACGACGTTGTAAGAACCAGGAAGAATCTTAATATTCTCCATTTTGAAATTGAACTCAAATGTAGCATCAGTCTCGCCAACAACGATTGAATACTCGTTAGATGTGTCGTTTGCTTTGTCGCGAACAACTAGACTGATGTTTTCCCCGTCACCAATAGCAGAAAGATCGGGAAGACCATAGACAGCAGACGCTTTCAACAGAGAATTCAACTGCTGACTTTCCAATTGGAAGCAAACATCCTTGCTGGGAAGAGAAAGTTCTTTGTCTGGGGGTGCAACAATCACAGAAGGATCAGCAAAGAAATATTTTGCTTTGAGTTTACCCTCACTGATAGTGACAAAAGAATCGTTGTCAAATCCAAGATCAGGATTTCTGTGGAGTTTTACACCATTCAGAAACTGCTTGAGATCATAGATGGCAAAATCCTTAGGGAACTCTTCAGGGACGTTTGCTTCTGCCAAGATATTACGCATGACAGAAATAGTCTTGATCTTAGAACCTTCTTTGATCAGGATCGACTGATTGATAGTCGAAAAGTTCTCAAGAATATTGAGAGTAGAATCAGAAAGTTTCATAAGTTCCATTAGTTTTCTTGTGAAGTCCAGAGAAATGATACAAGAGGATAGCGTAGTGAATGACCTTCAGCAGGTCACTTTTTTCCTGTCCCTTCTTGTGAAAGCGAGAGGCATACTTGATGATGTTCGCTTGACAGAAAGCAGGAGCAGTCCCAATGGATTCTAGCAGATCCAAGGTCTGTGTTTTACTTTCTTTACTGGTGTAATGCCCCTGATAAGTTTGGAAAATATAATCTTTTACTGCTTGTAAAGTTTCATCTTCTTCGTATTTCCAAAGATGATTTGGTTGTTCACTCATGATTCATAGTAAAGGAATCATATCTATGATACTACAAAAATCTTGGGATGTCAATAGCGGTACTCGGAGATCCTGTCTAAGACCCTGTTCAGGTATTTTTGGACCATATCCTTCTCTCCAGGATGTGCACGGTCACTATCTACCTGGTGTTTTAATTTAAGTATATAACAAATCATATCGTCTTTATCAATTTGTCCTCTAGGCATAACACAAAAAAACCCTGTCCTTTATATAGAACAAGGTTTACTTTTTAAATTGGGTTGTGTGCGGGAATCATCATACCGCCGCCAAGGTCGTCATCGTCGTCAGCATCATTACTACCAAGGACACTGATTAATATCCACATCCCTAGCATCATAGTTGACAACAACAGCATCACCAGATACCTGGAATGATTTGACCTGTGACTGCATAAGATCCCATAGCAGCGATCACACCGATCATTGCTGCCCAACCATTAATACGTTCTGCTCTTTCATTCATGAGATTTCTCCTGTTTTGTTTTGTTGTATATGATGACTTCTTCACCATCATGAGTGAAAACTAGTTCATCATCGTGGTTCCAGCACAGTTCTTCATACAAAGCATTCAACTTTTCCATGTCTTCGTATAGTTGATTAGGATTCGGCATGATGTGCTTTTAGATCTGGGTTGTACTTAGATGGTTCAAAAGGAGAACGCGAGCGGTTCTTGATAACGATGAAGGCATCTTTTTGATACGTGACAGTTCCAAAAGGTTTTGCCCACTTAGGGTTCGCATCTGGATTAGTAGCAGTACCTGTTACTGCTACGCCGCCGATCTCAACTACAATGTCATCATCTTCACTCCAACCAAGTTGATCTATGGCGATGTGAAGACCAGCGTAGACATCCTTATCCATCAATATAGTTCCTCTTCCTTGCTGGTCTCAACCACACAATCACTTGTGGGATAAGAAACACAAGTTAGAATGAAACCAGCATCAATCTGGTCATCATCAAGGAACGACTGATCCCCCTGGTCTACGGAACCAGAGATGAGTTTTCCCGCGCACGACGAACAAGCGCCTGCGCGACACGAGTAACTGAGGTCAACACCTTGTTCTTCAGCAGCATCAAGGATGTACTGATCGTCTTCACACTGAATGGTTTGCTCAGTTCCATCGGGGGATCGTAGGACAATGTTAAATGCCATTATTTAGTTTCCTAAAGAATTCCAAAGAATAGTTTACCAGTAATCGCGTAGGATGTCAAGGCAGCGACAAAACCCATCATTGCCCAACGCCCATTCATCTTTTCAGCACGCTCAGCATGGGACTCAAGACCATACTTGAGACGATCTTCATCCGTCATGTACATAGCGGGTTCATTAGCGAACATATTCTGTTGTCCGCGATCATTTGTAGTTACAGTCATAATGTTTGTAAAGAACTGTTACAGTATTATATAGCAAATATAAAGATTTTTGTCAAGAGTTCGTGAGAATACACTGACAAAAAAAGACCCCGAAGGGTCTCAGTTGGTTTTTACGATACTAGAAAAATTCTTAGACTTCTCAAACTTGATAACGTTTTCAAATTTATCATGCAGTTCGGATTTGTGTGATATGACGAAAATGTTAGCGTCCTTTACTACGAACCGAATGATCTTGAGAAACTCTTCCGTCCCAAAACCGTCGAGCGAACTGTCAAAGACTTCATCCATAACCAACAGATTAGTGCTGATTGAGTTTTTGACTCTGGCGACTTCCCGCCATGTAAAAAGGAGGGAGAGGTCTATCCTCATCTTTTCACCCTCAGAGAACGAATCGTAACTAAACTTTTCGTGAACTGGGGAGTGAATAGACTCGTTAAACTCTTCATCTAAACTGAAGTTGATGTAAAAATCCATCAACTGTAGGTAGTGATTAATCTGCTGATTAATGAATGGGAGGTATTTGTGAATGATTTTAGTTTTTACGCCGTCATCCTTAAGGAGTGAGTAGGCGAAATCGTAATAGACGATTTGTTCTTTACGCCTTGAGAGTTCATCTGCCGTGATTTTGAGATTTCTAGTAAACTCTGTTAACTTGTCATACTCAAGATTTCCATTTTCAAGTCGTTCGGTAATAGTTTGAATTTCTGATTCAAGATCCCCGATTTGTCGTTGAATGTGGTTAGTTCTAGTATTGTTTTGAGAAATCTCATGGTTGAGTTTTACAATCTCCTGAGAAAAAGTATTAAATTGACGCTCTCTTTCCTTCTCTGACTTGATGGCGCTCTCCAGGTCTTCATACCCCTTCTTGAGTTCCCCTATCTTATTTTGAACGTCGCTAATCTTATTTAACCTAAAATCATCCTCTAAACTTTGAGTGCATGTTGGGCAAACCGTATTATCTTTAAAAAACTTATGCTCATCCTGAAGCGTAATCGCTTTTTGCCTAATCTGTCCTTTGAAAGTATTCAACTTCTGAATTTTTTCAGATACGTTTAAAAAAACTTTCTGATCCTCTACAAGAGTGTCAACCCGTTTTTGAATATCGGAGTTGTCACTAACATATCCTTCTGCTTCATTTTGAAGTTCGATGATCTTGTTTTTATTAGTTGTGATGTTATCAGAACTAAGTCTCTCCATCTCTGCGATGAAGTTTCTCTGCATCTCCTCCTTTTCTTCGATAGTTTGCTTCTTTAGATTTAATTGCTTAACCTGATCTTTTTGTTCTTTTAGTTTATCTTTAACAATAGCGTTCATATTGGAGAACACTCCAATATCCAAAAGATCCTCAATGACCTCTCTACGGTTCTGTGAGGTGAGTTGCATGAACGGGACGAAAGATGCACTACCCAAGATTACAATCTGCGTAAAAGACTTGTAATTCATCTTCAGAACATTCTGTTCCAACCAAGTCTGCTGATCACGCGAACTAGATTCCTGATCTAGAAGATTACCATCTCGATAGATCTCAAAAATTGCAGGTTTAATTCCCCTGCGAACTTTCCATTCAGTGTTGGAAATCGTAAATTCAATCTCAGTCAAGCAGTCCTTATCATTCGTACTGTTGACCAATTGGGGTTTGTTGATCTTACGAAATGCTTTTCCAAAAAGCGAAAAGGTAAGAGCATCCAAAATACTAGACTTACCAGCGCCATTAGCACCAATAATCAAAGTATTAGAATGCTTATCTAATGGGATGGTCGTAAACTGGTTTCCTGAGGAAAGAAAGTTTTTGTACTTGATGCAGGTAAATTTAATCATCTAGATCGTCAGGTGGAATCACAATGTCATTAGGTGTAATAATAGCGTACTCATATCCTGCCTTCTCACAACTCATTATAGCATTTTTTCCCTCAACTTCCAATACATGCATCTTCTCACCATTCATGTCCTCCAATTGAAGAGCATATCGAACAGCATCATCCATCTCCTCAAACATAAACAGAACCTTCTCCCCTAGGGAGTTCTTAACTGCGTATGCACCTTCATCTTCTTTTCCTAGGAGAGTTAGTATATACATTATCTCAATGAGAGTTCGTTGTAGTATTCGTAATTACATCTATCAGAATCATATCCATACCAACCTGTGATGATGTATTTAGTTTGTGTTGGAGAAGGAATGCCTCTATGAACGTGAGTCCAATCAGCAGGCCACAAAATCGTTAGACCTTTTTCAGGTTTTACTTTCAATTCCTGATGTAAAAATTCAGTCTCTCCCCCATCAGTGACATCATTTAGATATGTCATGAAGACTAGATGGCGAAATGGGTTTGATCCATCAGCACAGTTTCTTTCTGTGTGCCACTTATGAAATCCTTGATTTGAAAAATATCTTTGGATATTAAACGATTCGTTTATTCTCCATGTGCTGTGATCATTACTTGCCCAGGGAAACTGATTAACATATCCCAGCATGACCAATTCCAGGGCATTTTTGTAGTCAATTATACGAGGATCATTATTCTCTGGATGAATCTGTATGTCCGTAGAATCTTTCCATTCTGGAACATGACCGCAACCCATTACACCAGGATACTGGTGTTCTACATTACTCTCAAAAAAATCAATAACTCCATCACAGACATCGGGGTCTATAAAAGACCCCGAAATAAAATTAGGTGACATTACATGCCTCCTGATATGTCTCTCTCAAGATACTTTTTAGAGTTGATTTACTTAGAGAAAATTCCAGTTCATCAACATACTTGTCCAAGATAGACAGTGTATCTTCAAACTCATCAACATTCAACTCAGCGTCAGCAATATTAACTGTCTGGTCAACTATGTTTAGATCTACAAGATCAACTTTATCAAATCCGTCAACAAATTTTTCATACTCTTTATGACTATCTCTCTGTTCAACAATTAACTTGACAATTTTCCCAGCATACTCTTGATACTTAAATGTTTGTCTTGGAGTGTTGTTGTATCTTACAATCTTGTACAACTCATTTGGGTTATTAAGATACTTATGTTCTAGTGTTTCTGTGTCAAAAATAACAAATCCACGTTTGTCATTGACATCACTCCAAAACATTTGATATGGATTTCCTAGATAGAAAATTCTGCCATCATCAGATCTCGTGTGATAGTGACCGCTGAAGACTTTATCAAACTTCTCATAGATCTTAGCATCATGACCATCTTCCATGATATGCCCTCTGTGCGCCCTGAAACCGTTTAATTCAAGGTGACCCATAGCAATCCTACAATCACTCTGTTTGATGGTCTTGTAGGTGCTCTGAGAGTTGTCTGAGTTAATCCAGGGAATGAATAGTGTATTCAGATTTCCAAGTTTAACTTCTTCTGCCTCAGCATAGATTTTGACATTATCATATTCTCTCAACAACAAATCAACAGCGTTGACCTCATTCGTATTTTTGTAGTATGCAGTGTGATTACCAACAATAGTATGGATTGTAATGTTACGTTGTGCTAGGGGATCATAGTAATTATCCTTTGCCCAAGCAAGAGCACCAAAATCAATACCCTTACGACTATCAAAAGTATCACCCATGTCAACAATCGTGGTGATTCCCAGTTTATCGATTACAGGAAAAAAGACTTCTTCATAAAATTTTAAGAAGAAGTCATGATAAATTTTAGAACCTTTTTTAAACCCAAAATGTTGATCACTAATAATGGCAATCTTCATAAATTACTTACCAAATCTATGCTGGACAGAATCTTTGATGGTGTTGTAACTAGAGTAATCACCATGCTCATC